CCGGGAGAAAGACTTCCAGATCAACCAGATGCTGAACCCCGGCACCGAGCAGACCAGCACTTTCACCTCGATCGGTGAAGAACTGGCAACGGACCTCGCTGGGGATCTGGTCACCTACTACCTGCCCCCGGAGGCCCGGTGGTGCGAGTACGAGGTGATCGCCCCGGTGCCTGAAGATCAGGCCGAAGCCGTTCTGAAGATGGTGCAAGAGCGTGAGGATGACCTCTACGCGATGATCCAGTCATCGAACCTGGCGGACGTTTCCCCGGCCCTGATGTTCGAGACCGCGACCCACGGAACCCCCGCGATCTGGGTCGACGTGAACCACATCCAGCAGCCGATCTTCTGCGATGTCGTCCCCCCGAACGAACTGCTTGTGACGCCCGGTCACCTCGGCATTCTCGATCGCTTCCGCGAGAAGGTGATCTACGCGCAGCACCTTGAGAGCACGCTCCAGTCCTTCATCGCCATGGGCGAGGTGGACCTGTCTGACCGGCTCTTGCAGGAAAAGATGAAGAAGCCCGCCGCCACGGTCGTTCTGTGCTGGGGCTTCTGGCTGGATTGGTCAGACCCGGGGAACCCTGTATGGCGCTGCGAAATCACCGTCGATGGCAAGCGTGTCACGCCCGTAGAGCCGGTCACCCTCGGCCCAATGGCGGGAACGTGCCCCCTCTTGGTCGGTCGGTTCAATCCCCGGCCCGGCCGCGCATGGGGCAGAGGTCCGGGCATCAAGGCCCTTCCCGACTTCCGCACACTTGACACCCTGACCGACACGGTTCTCTCCGGCCTCGACCAGAGCCTGATGAACACCATCATCTACCCGGATGACGGCTTCATCGACCTGTCGAACGGCATCGTGGCAGGAACGGCAATCCCGGCGCACCGTGGTTTCACCCGCGACCAGATCTATGACCTCTCGCGGAACGTGAACGTCGATCAGGGCTTCTTCACCGAGGAGCGGTTCGAGGA